ACAACATAAGAGGAAACTCTTAAATCATTTACTGAAGCAACAATTGCTAAATTTATGTAAACAACACGGCCTATTTTTGTATAAGTTCCAGTGTAAACAATGCTTGTTCCTGTGATAGCGCCACCATCAACACTTGGTGTCCAAGTGCCTTCTTCATAATCAGCCAACAACTCACTTGTTCCTGTACCTGGTGTCGCAGAAAAGTCAATGCCTTTGCCAGATGTGCCAATAACTAAGTTGCCATCGGATAGCGTGACATTACCGCTAAAAGTTGGACTAATAAAGCCGTTAATTGCTGATACTGTTTTTAACATGGTTTATTCCTCAGAATACGAATTCAATGATAGAAGTGAATGGTGGTGCTTGTGTGAATGTTACATTGCCATTTGCAAATGTGTAAGTATTTTGATTCTGATATACGCCATTGATATAAATTGCCGATGGGACAGAGGACACAGGGAAAATAGTTTGTGACCCTGTGCCTGTGGCGTTTGAAGCCACTACACCACTACCAAAAGCATTGTCATTCAGCGAGGTATAGACCACCGTGGCATTCTTATTCTGCACTTGAATGGAGTAATCGCTTGCCGTATAAATGCGGCTTGGTGTGCCTTGGTAAACAGGATAGCCCCCACTGGTGCGAATCGGTTGGACAGCAGTGATCGTCAGGGATGAATTCCAATAGACAACAATCGGATTTGTAATTGGATTCAGGTTGACAGTGCCAATCCAGATGTAACCATCATCAAGCGGCTGTCCATCAGCATCCGCAAACGCTGGATATGGTGGTTGAACTGATAGTGCAGACATTTATTTATTCCCCAAAGGTTGCAAAGCCTGTCGAACTCTGTTTCTGACTTCACGATTTTTGACGTATTTAGATGCTTCCCTCAAAGCTGTGACTGCTGGTGCTGGTATTCCAGTTAAACCAAAAGTCATTACCGAGTCTAAAGCAACTTGCAAAGCTGATGCTGTATTTGAAAAATTTATCGCACCAGGTGGTGCTGTATAAATATCAATCGCTATTTCGCCAAGGTCTCTGATTTGTTGGGCTTGTTTTTTGCCATATAGACCTTCTAGCTTGCCTTCTCTATCCAAAGACCGAATGACGCTGTTAAGTTTGTCAGGCGAAACCAATGCTTGCCCACGTTCATCCCTTTGGGCTGTTGACAAGGATTTATTGATAATGTAACGAATTGTGTTGGACTTTAATTCATTCCATGCCTGCTTACCTTCCGACCCTGCCGTGAGCAAAGTTTTCCTAACTTTGTTCATTTCTTCAAGTGGAGCATTGATAATAATTTTGTCGAATACATCATCAAAAGCAATAACACGCTCGTCTGTGCCTCGCTTGGTTGACAGAAGTTTTGCTGTTAATCCTACATTTTCAAACTCATTGGCAAAATCCTGACGCAATTTTCGGGCTGCCTTGTAAGATTCTCCACCTTTGCCTTCAGTTCCAGCATCAATTGCGGAATTGATTTTTCTTGCCATCAAAGACTCTCGTCTGTTTGTCCAGTCGGTAGCCTCATTGACAAATTGTCTTAATAATTCGGTATCGTCAATTGATTTGGCTTGTGCAATCAAGTTGCCATCTGCATCTTCTACCAATACACCGAGCCGAATAGCTTCTTTACGAATTGGTGCAACATTTGGCGCAACGCCTTCAAAACGCTGAACATCTGCCGCTGTTGTTGCCAATTCATTCAGAGTAACTGGCTCAAGCATAGAACCATCTTCTCTGGCCTTGGTATAGGCATCACGAATTTTTCTTCTTTGTACTTCGGCTTTATTAACAACGGCTTTATCTACGGCTTTGCCAATATCTCTTGCATCTGCCAGCAACGGCTCAGTACGGTCAACCATTGCATCAAATTGCTGAATTAAATTTGCTGTTTGATTGCTGACTCGTTCACGCAAAGGTGCGCCAGCCTCACCTAATTTAGCAGTCTCTTTTTCAAATTGTAGGTCTGCAAAATTTCTTGTCCTCTGACCAGCAGTTAATCCAGCAGGGCCTGTAAAACCTAATTGTTCCGCAACCGTTACTCTTTGTAACTCTGCTGGAGTTGCTGCCGCACCCACAGAAACCCTCGCACCAGCCGCTGTTGGGGTTGGTGTGATCTCCATACCCAAAGCCTCACGAACGGCTGTTGTAGCCGCTTGTACTGGCTTTGCAATGGCCTGTCCAGTTGCTTGTGCCGCTTGAGTTGTCGCAGCCACACCACGCTGGGCTGTTGCTTGCGTAATGGGGGCGGCACTTCTAATTGCTTGTGTAGTAGCAGTAGGCGCTGCAATAGTTGGTAAAACAGGCGGTAAAACTTCACCCAAAAATTGACCAGTAGCCTGCACCATTTCTTGGCCAGCTTCAGTCCTTGGCTGATAAGTTAATGCCTGCGCTCCTTCTGCTGCGGCTCTTTCAACCGCACGAGCCGCTTGTGGTGTGCCAAACTCACCAGATAAAATTTGCTCTGTCAGACCTTTACCAGCACCAATAATTGTGCCTAGCGTACCGCCTGTGGCTGCTGTCCCCAAAGTTAAGGCGGTTTCACCAGCACCAATAATACGACCTAGCACACTTGGCGTTGGTGGTACAGGCGCAAGTTGTTGTCGAGTACGAGCAGTGGTTTCTTCTGCTTTTGCAATTTGATAAGCCTGCGCCACAGTATCAAACGCAGGCGTACCACGTTTATCCGAGTTTCTTACAATCCATGCTGCGTATTCGTCTGCGGTTGCCATTTATTGACCTCCACTCAAAATTGCATCTGCCGCTGATCGAATGCTATTTTGTGCCGCCATCGGTTGTGGGCTTCTAGGTGTTGGGATTTGTTCAACTAATGATGTTTGTGTTCTAGGGTCATATTTTTTCGTTACATCATCAATAATTCGTGTTGAAAAATCATTGAAATTTTCACCTGCTTTTGCCGCATAGTCACCCGCAACAAAAGTATTCTTAGCTCGTGCCAAAGACCCATTATTATTGGTCAGCCAATCTGTTTTGGCGTTATTGATTGAAGCATCAATGTCTTGCAATTTAGCCATACCACGCAAAAAGCTCGATAAATCTGATGCTGATGCTGTCTCGCTTGGGAAACCACGCAATGCCAAGGCAATGTCTTTATCAGTTGCAGGGCCTGGTGGTAATGATTTGATTGCCGCTGTATTTCTAAGCCGTGTATATTCTTGGCGCAATTGAGTCATGCCACCCTGAAAACCAACACCTCTTTTCAGGTAGTCAGATGCGCTTGAAAACACACCATAACCACCACCCTCGGCTTCGAGGCGTTTTGCTAGATCATTAAATTGACCAGCGGATTGTCTAGATGTTGCTGCTGCCACAGCAGATTCATTTATAAGTTTCTTTGTGTCTGCTGGTACTTCATTCAATTTTTGACCAATAGATGCTAATTTTTCAGCCACCAATGCAGTAGTTTCTTGTGTGCTTAAATTAAGTCGTGCTGAACGATCACTAATTTGGCTTTTCAGATTTTTAACATCCCAATTGCTTTTCTCAAGAATGGCAAGTTGTTGCCGTTCTGCAAACTGTGATTCCACTTTGGCTTTGTTGGCATTTGCGGTTGCGAGAGCAGCATCAGCGGCTGCTTTCTCTGGTGCGTTCTTTGCGGTGGCCTGTGCTGTGGTTGCTTTAGCGACCGCTTCGTCTGCTTCTGCAATCTTCTTTTTCAATTCGGCTGGCGCTTGGTCTTCTGCCCTTTGTGTTGATAATGTCTTGTCAGCATTATCGAGAAACTCTTTACCGCCAGGCAATCCAGCAATGGTCAACGCAATTGTTGTCTGCGCTCCTGTTGGGTTGAGTCTGATAAGATTTGAAAGGTCGTCATAACCCTGCGCCTCTTTTTCTCTACCAGCATTTCTAAGTGCTGTGGCTTGTTCCTTAAGTTGCATTTCAGCAACTGGTAAATTTCCAGACTTAATGGCTGTGTAAACCTGAGTGCCTTGCCTTAGAGTGTTTTGTTGTTGTTCTTTTGTTTGAGCCTCAAAACCCGACAACACTGTTGCCGCTTGATCTTTGGGCAAAAATGCCGTAACCCTTGCATAATCTGTTGCTGTTGCATTAGGGTTTTTGAATAAATTTGCAAGTTCAGTTTGAGCTGCTTGTGCTTGCTCTAATGCTCTGCGTTCAAGTTCACGCCTTTGCTGTGTTGCTTGTATTTCAGCAACTCCAGCACCAAGTTTGAATCCACCCAAAGCAGATTCAAATGGGCTTTGCACATCTACTGTGTAATCAATCGGGCGCACTAAAGGGTTAATCGTTGCCATGTTCTAATCCTTAAAACCCAAGTCCTGGAGTTTTTCCTGCACCATATTGGAAACCAAGCAGTTGACCAGGCAAGTTAAATAATTGTCCATAAGCTCTCGCTTGACCAATCTCACCACCAGCCCGTGCAGCACCCTGTTGAGCAAGTAAATTTGACACATTTGTGCCAGTAGTTATGCCTTGTGCGCCTACGCCTGCAGCAGATGCTTGACCGATTTTTAGCAAATTAGCTTCTGTTTCACGACCAATATCTGAGAAACCACCAAGTCTTCCATATTGGCGTTCAATTTCCTGTTCCAACATTTGTGGTCTAAATTGAGCCAATGCCGCTTGGATATTGCCACCACGCAATCCACCTGTGGCAGATGCACGTTGCAATAACGCCTCTTCACCAGATCGAACTCTGGCTTGAAAACCACCGCCCTGTTCAATTTCGGCAATCGCTGCTGCCTGTCTCTCAGGGCCAAGAATACCCGCTATTGCTTGCTGTTGTTCAAAGGCTTTCGGCCCTGCTTCACCATATGCTTGAAAACGAGCCATTGCTGGCGCACCAACCTCTACATAGGGTTTCAATATGGCTTGTAAAGCATCAAACTGTCTGCGTTGTTCTTCAATGCCTGCTTGAGCTGCACCAGACTGAATTTCTGCGGCCTCACCAGCGGCTTTAGCTTGCGTTCTACTTCCGAGAAGTTGGCTTCCACCAACTACTAGGGCGGTTATTGGATTAGGCATCGCCAAACTCCTTCATGTAATCTTCAAAAGTCTCGCCATACAAAGCCATCACATGATGACCATATTTTGTGGCATATCCAGCCCCATGAACTAGCGAAACGGTCATCAAAATCAAATCGTAATATCCAGCTCGCCAGATGAATGATTTTGCATCTGCTTGTTTATTGCGCTCTGCCGTATCAGATGCTTGCCACTTGAGAATCATTGTTGCCAATAAAGGCGTTAAATGGGTGCTATTAGCGATAAAAAATGTATTCTGGTGCATACCCACCAATGTGTTCCAGATGGTCGCATTGAGGTCTTCTCGTTCCACTTGATCGCCATCTGCTACGTCATCAAAGACTTGAATTGCGTCAAAGACCATGAGTAGCCACTCTACGGCTGGCGTAGGTAGCATAAAAACCTTGGTCAGGTTTTCTCGCAGTCCATTGGTCATCCAAAACTCCTAATTAGGGCAGGCCGCTGGATGCCAGAACTCAGCGGCTTGATTTTCGCACAAATTGACAAAAGGTCAATCCTCATATTCTCTGTCTTCCCAAGCCTGACAAACCCGCATATCGTTACAGATAAAGTTCAGCTTTTCGCAGTAACCCCTGAATCCTGCGCCCTTGTCATAAGCCGCCATTGGGATGCGCTCAATTCTGACTTGGGTCATGAAGCTGTTGTCGTAATATTCGCAGTTTGAGCAATGCTTGCGTCTTGCGTCTTTTTCATCGCATTGCATCGCCTCTGCCAAACCAGCGTAGAACTCCTTATTTGCACCAGGCTCATTGGTGGGCATTTCAGGGCCATAGTTCCAATCAGCGACTGCAACGGCATAGTTCTTTTTATTCTCTGCGTTGGTCAAAAATTCTTCTTCCATTGGCAAGCCATTAAAGCCCCGTGGAATAACCATAAATTCTTTCATGCTGTGCTCCTTTAAGTGATTTCTCGGCCTGATGCTCGGATTGTCAATGATGTGGCTGCGCTGGCAATAGTGGATATGAAACTACCAGACTCCAATGATTGCCCAACCAATTCAGGGAATGTGTAGGTCTCATCTGGTGCAATGCTTCGAGTGTCCACAATCAGATTTGTTACGCCTGCTGTGCCGCTACTTGTCACCAAGTTAACACTGATCGTCACATTTCCTGCCGTGGTATTGGTGGCAGTGAATTTGTCAATGATCGCTTTACAGTTCACAGCAGTATATTGTGTGGTCTGTGTGCCTTCGGCCTGTTTTGGTGGTATCAGCACCTTGATTGATACGGTCATTTCATACTCCTTATGTGGCTTCGCCACCACTTGCGATGATTGTCAGGCCAGTTGATGCTGCCTGAATTTGAATAGTGTCGCCTGCGTTCAGTACTTCAATGCCGTTGTATTGCAAGGCATTAGCAGCTGGCACAGACACATCGTATAGGAAAGCATTTCCAGTTCCAGCCGAACCTGCTGATGGAACTAAAAACACTCTCACGTTTATGGCGGCTGCCGTTGTATTGGCAATGCTGAATTCTTTGAGCAAAGTGCGAGTGCTGGCTGGCACAGTGTACAGAGTAGTCACGCCAGTTGTGATGGCTGCTTGGCCTAATTTAACAGGAGTAATTACATCGAAAGCCATGTCAGCACCTGATTAGATCGCACCCTTGGGGTTTGGTTTGCATACGGCAAGATGCCATTTACATCGTGCTCCAGTTCGATATTATTACGCACAGGGGCAAGTGCAAGCAAATCCAATGCTTGAGTCAATCTTGGAATAGCATCCAAGACCTGTTGCACTTTGGCATTTAGCACAGCATCCTCAACTGCAGTATCTTGTGCAATAGAGGCCAACTGACTCAAGGCTTGATTTACTTTTGGATTAAGAGCAGCATCCTCTACCGCCATGCTTTGTGACAGAGCAGCAATTTGCGCCAATGCCTCATTTGCTGTTGCCGCTGCCGTGTCTGCTTGATATTCAAAGTCAGTCCCAATAATGACTTGCAAGGTATCAACAGCAGAAAATAACAATTCAAACTGTCTGATCTGTTGTTGGTCAGTCAAGAACTCCGCAAGCTGGTCACGGGTCAAGTTTAGTCTGCGAGAAACTGGTGCGGTTGCCATCAGTATGCCAATGCTTCAATCTGTGCTTCAAGGCGCACATAAGACACATGGGCATCACTGTCGCCACGAAAACGCTGGATGCGCCAGTTCCTCATGTGACCTTGCTGAAACCATGCTAAACGCTTCTGGCGGTTGCCAATAGTGCCGACAGAGATAAACTTTTC